CTCAGCATTGCGTGGAGCACACGGTAAGTGGGGTGTCAAGCACGATGTTAAGAAGAAGGCATGGGTAGAGCGTGGTAAGTACAAGTGCGCTATATGTAAGAAGGTAGGCGCATCCACACTACCAGCGTTAGAAGGACGTAAGCGTAAAAGAAACAATGCAGCAGTAGATCATATTGATCCGGTAGTTAAACCAGAAGTCGGCTTCGTAGATTGGAACACCTACATTGACAGAATGTTTCTAGAAGCGTCAGGCTATCAAGTGCTGTGTTACAAATGCCATGCTGAGAAGACAGCGGCAGAACGTAAGCGGAGAAAAAAATGAGAAATTTAACTGTAGATTTATTGAAACATTTGTTCGACTATGACAAAGAAACTGGTAATTTAATTTGGAAAGTGTCTAACGCTCGTAGTCAAAAAATTGGAGATATTGCAGGTACTCTTGATTCAAAAATAGGTTACATACGTGTTGGTATTAATGGTAAAAAGTACTACGCACACCGGCTTGTTTTCTTATATCATAAAGGCTATCTGCCTAAGACGATAGATCATATAAATGGCGACAAAGTTGATAACAGGCTAGGAAATTTACGGGCTGTTACAGCTAGCCAGAATCAGCATAATAGAAAAATTAACTCAAACAACACCAGTGGTTATAAAGGAGTGAGTTATAACGCAAGAGCAAACAAATGGTGTGCAGAGATTCACTTAGAAAGTAAACGTATCAGTCTAGGTTATTACAAAACACCAGAAGAAGCTGACGCAGTAGTCCGCAAAGCCAGAGAAGAACTTCACGGCGGCTTTGCCAATCACGGAGATGAATAATGACTAAGCATTTAGTAATACCAGACACACAAGTAAAACCAGACCAGTCTGTAGAGCATCTACGCTGGGCTGGTCAATACGCAGCGGACAAGAAGCCAGACGTTATTGTACACATTGGCGACCACTGGGACATGCCTAGCCTAAGCAGCTATGACGTAGGCACACGCAGCTTTGAAGGTAGACGTTATGTCAGAGATATTGAAGCAGGCATAGCAGGCATGGAGGCATTCCTAGAGCCTATCCGTAACGAACAGGATCGACTGAAAAACAATAAGTGGAAGCAGTGGAAGCCACGCATGGTGTTCACTCTCGGTAACCACGAGAACAGAATCACAAGAGCTATTGATTCAGATCCAAAGCTTGAAGGTCTTATCAAGTTTGACGACTTGAAGTTAGAAGAGATGGGCTGGGAAGTTATACCTTTTCTGCAACCTATTGTCATTGATGAGATTGCCTATTGCCACTACTTCACCAGTGGTGTCATGGGAAGACCTGTTAGTTCAGCAAGGCTAATGTTGCAAAAAAAGTACATGAGCTGTATTATGGGACACGTACAAGATAGAGATATAGCCTATGCTAGAAAGGCTGACGGCACTAACATGCTAGGCTTGTTCTCTGGAATCTACTACCAACACGATGAAGATTACTTGACACCTCAGACTAACGGAAGCTGGGCAGGTATCTGGATGTTGAACGAGGTTGGTAACGGTGGATGTGACGAGTTACCAGTTAGTATAAACTACTTGCGAGAGAAGTACGGGGCTTAGGATGACAGCTACATACTACGACATACTAGAAAAACTGGAACAACTGGACGAGATAACGCTCTTAGAAATCTTAGACATAACCTCTCAGGATTTAGTAGCTAAGTTCAGTAACAGAATTAACGATAGATTGGCAGAGTTTCAAGAGGATTTTAAAGATGAGTATTAATAACGCAACACCAGAAATGTGGGACGCGCTACGTATGGAGCATCCACCTATTGAGAACAATCCACTAACAAACGCACTAAAGAGCTACGCAGCAGAAGCAGAGAAAGAAGAAGAAGACATGGTAGGCTCTCCTAGACACTACAACACAGGCAACATAGAGTGTATTGAAGCCATTGAAGAGTCCATGTCTAGTGTAGCTTTTAAAGGCTACCTCAAGGGTAACTGCATGAAGTACCTTTGGCGGTATGACTACAAAGGAAAGCAGGTAGAGGACTTACAGAAAGCTGCATGGTACTTACAGCGTCTGACAACTGTGGTGGTTTTTGAAAATGAATAAGAAGAAAATATCAGATAAAGAAATATTGGACTTTGTAAAAGAAAACATAACAATAGCTAAAGACATGACAGGTCATATCGAAATAAAAGAAGTGCTCTGCTCCATTATTGGCAATGTTGGTGGCCATGTCTATGGCAATGTTGGTGGCAATGTTTATGGCGATGTTGATGGCGATGTTTGTGGCCATGTTGGTGGCGATGTTGCTGGCGATGTTTGTGGCCATGTTGGTGGCGATGTTAATGGAGATGTCTGCGGCAATGTTGTTGGCGATGTTTATGGCAAGGTTTTAGGCAAGGTTCACGGCTAAACTTACAGTAGAAGGGTAAATAGCTATGAAAGTTAAAATGTATCAACTTATAGAACAAATAGTTAACTCAGGTATACATGCAGGGTATGCTAGGGCGCACAAGCACACAGACACACCCATTGAAGAAACACTCAAGCAGTGCATAGAGCAATACATCATGCAAGGCTTTGATGAATACTTTGAATTTGACCAAGAGGAATCATGATGGATCAGTATCAACAGTTTATACACAAGAGCCGCTATGCACGTTGGATTCCAGAGCTTAACAGACGCGAGCGCTGGGACGAGACAGTCAACCGCTATGTAGATTTCTGGAAAGACCGTGGGCAGATAGATGAAAAGACAGGCTTACAGTTGTTTAACGCCATTCACAACTTAGAAGTTATGCCTTCTATGCGTTGTATGATGACAGCAGGGCCAGCGTTAGCTAAGGACAACGTAGCAGGATTCAACTGTAGCTACTTGCACATTGACTCACCGCGTAGCTTTGACGAGCTAATGTACGTTCTTATGTGCGGTACAGGCGTAGGCTTCAGTGTAGAGCGTAACTTCATCAACAAGCTTCCAGTAATTGCTGAAACCTTCCACCCTACCGACAGCGTTATCGTTGTAGCTGACAGCAAGATTGGTTGGGCTTCTGCCTTCCGTGAGCTGGTGAGTCTGTTATATGCCGGTAAGATTCCAAAGTGGGACATGCACAAGGTCAGAGGCGCTGGCGAACGACTCAAAACATTTGGCGGACGTGCAAGCGGTCCTGAGCCACTAGAAGATTTGTTTAATTTCTGTGTTGGTATCTTCCAGAAGGCCGCAGGACGTAAGCTCACGAGCATTGAGTGTCACGATGTATGCTGTAAAATAGCGGACATTGTAGTGGTCGGTGGTGTACGTAGATCAGCACTAATTAGCTTGTCTAACCTGTCAGATCCACGCATGGCTAAAGCAAAGAATGGTAACTGGTGGGACACAGAGGGTCAGCGTAGACTAGCCAACAACTCTGTAGCCTATACAGAGAAGCCAGACTTTGAGTCATTCTTAGCAGAGATGCAGAACATGTACGAGTCTAAGGCAGGTGAGCGTGGTATCTTTAGCCGTGTAGCAGCACAGAAGATTGCAGCACGTAACGGACGTAGAGATGCAGAACAGGAATTTGGCACTAACCCTTGCTCTGAGATTATCCTACGAAGCAATCAATTCTGTAACTTATCAGAGATTGTTGTACGTCCTGACGATACTCTTGAGACACTGAAGTCCAAAGCACACATTGCAGCGATTATAGGCACCCTACAAGCAACTCTAACAGACTTTAGGTACCTACGTAGTGCTTGGAAGAGAAACACCGAGGAAGAGGCTCTGCTGGGCGTCAGCATGACAGGCATCATGGATCACTACCTGTTGAGCAAAGGAACTTCTAAAGATTTAGGCAAGTGGTTGGAGGAAATACGTGATGTGGCTGTGGAAACAAACAAGGAATGGGCTGGTCGTCTTGGGATTAATCAGTCTGCCGCTATTACATGCGTTAAGCCGAGTGGTACTGTTTCCCAGCTTGTTGATAGTGCTTCTGGGATTCACCCTCGCTTCTCTAAGCATTACATTCGACGTGTACGTAGCGACAAGAAAGACCCACTTGCTATATTTATGGAGTCACAAGGATTCCCTGTAGAGCAGGACTTGATGAGTCAAGCGTCAGCAGTGTTTAGCTTTCCTGTTAAGGCACCAGAGACTAGCGTGACAGTTAAGCAAGTAGGAGCTATGGAGCAACTACAGCTTTGGAAGACTTACCAGAATCACTGGTGCGAACATAAGCCAAGTATCACTGTGTACTACACTGATGATGAGTTCTTGCAAGTAGCACAGTGGATATGGGAGAACTTCGATCTCTGTAGTGGTATTAGTCTGTTGCCGTATAGTGACCATGTTTATCAGCAAGCTCCTTATGAGGACATCACTGCTGAGAAGTACGAAGAACTATTAGCAGCTATGCCGGTTGGTGTTGAGTGGGAGGATCTTGAGCAGTATGAGAAGGAGGATAACACTACAGGATCTCAAGAGTTAGCGTGTACTGGTGGTGCTTGTGAGCTAGTTTAACAAAGTGCTAATATGCGTAGCTATACTACGCAAACAGACACAAATGTAAACCAAAGCCCTATAGAGAGATTCTATAGGGCTTTTTTTATTACTACTGAGTTGTATTTTCTGTTAAAGCGTTAAAAATAATACGTCCTGTTTTAAACTTACCTGATTTTAAAAGTTGTAGCTGGTTTCTTGTTATATCCTTACTAAGGAGAATTTTCATAAGCTCTGGATTCTTATAAGCTTCTTTTAGAACTTTACTAGATGCTTCTACTCCTAAGTTTTGTATGGCTTTGGTCGCTGCGTTGGAAGCTGTACCAGCCAACACGATAGAAGAAGATCCAGCTAATAAGTTTACACCTTTCAAAGCGGCTAACTTAGCGGCTAGTATCACCCCTGCGCTTGTTTGAGGCTTTTCTACTCTTGTATAGCCTCTCTTAGCAGATAAAGACTTACTTATTTTGATGACGTCTTTAAGCAATAATTCCAAACCTTTCTGTTCAGCAGTATTAAACACAGCAGTCAACGGTTTAAACTCTTTTAGAATCTTTTCAAAACTAACAGGATCAATAAGCTCCACGTTGCCTTTACCTGCTACCTGAGAATCAAGGATTTTCATTGACTGAGCGACTATGCGATTATTAATCTGCTCTTTAAAAACAGCAAGAGCTTCTTTATTGGTGCTTAAAAGCTTTCGGAATCTGGCAGAAGCTTGCATAGGATTTGAAGATTTAAGAATAACCTGCATAACCTCCTCTGGCCTCATATTAGCCACGCCGTAAAAGTCGTCAAGACGTGCTGCTTCTGCTGCCGTTTCAACATTCTGCACCACTTTCCCTTGAGACCTAGCCTTTTTCTTCGCTGCTTTAATAGCTTCACCAACTGCTGGGAATCTTTCTATCCAAGAAGAATGAGCAGTTTCAAAGGCCTTAAAATCTTCTAGTTTGTTTGGGTTAACCTGAGCTTGAAACTTAGCAAGGAGAAAGCCTTCAGCCTGTTTTAAAGCGTTAGACTGAGCAGCTGTGCTGCCTGAGGTCGCTAAATTAAAAACTTCTTCCATCTCTCTAGCAACAATATCTATGTCAGTTTGTTTGGCTGCTTGACCGCCTACCATTGTCTCTAGCTTCTTTTCTTTAACCGCCTTTTTAGCTTTAGGTACAAAAGTTCCTCTAGTAAAAGTGTCGTGTATTTTTTTAGAAAACGAAGTAGCCGCTAAATAGTATTCACGAAGCTGAGGATTAACACTTTCGACACCTAATGTAATATTATCTAAAGCGGCTTGTTGAGCTTCCCCTAGAGCTTTTTGGTTATACTGAAAAGTAGGATCTGTTGCTGCGTTTGCGCTCCTAGCCATAGAGTTAAACTTGCTTCTTAAATCCCTAAGAACCAAAGGAGCTTCTAAAGCTTGTAGAGGTGCGTCAGGCCATTTAACTTTTAAACCTTCTTTAGCTAGCTTCTTCTTGTTATCAGGAGTAACTTCAAACGTCTTCCAACCTTTACCTGTACGTGCTACACCTTTTCCGAGAATATTAGCAAATTCTTCAGCAGGTAACACTGCTTGTGAGCTGGAGTTAGCAACAATTGTTTCAACAGCATCTACTAAAGGTTTAGTTGGTATCTTTACAGAGTCGTTTATAGGCTGCCAAAGATTGTTTTCTTGTTGTTTAATATCTGCATAAATTTTATTAAAAGACTCTTCAAACTCTTTTGACATTTTAGTGACATCGCCATCGTAGACCTTTAAAAGCTTAGCAAGCTTCTCTGTCTCAATCATAACTCTGTCGTCTACTTGAGCTACCAAGTCGTTTTGTATCTTAGGCAAGAATTCTTTTAAAGCTGTCCAATCTAAAGAACCGCCTTCTGCTTTCATTAAAGTTTCAAGCTCTCTTGCTAACGAGTACTGAGCTTGATCAACTTGATCGTCTACAAAACCTGCGAAAATACTGTCTTCAGCAGCTAAAGCTCTTTCTAAAGTAAGGATTCCTGAGTCATTTGTTTGTTGAGCTACGGATAAGACAGAAATATCGTCAGCAGCTTCTAAAGCTAGTTTAGCTTCTAACGGGCTAACGCTCTCTCCTCTAATTCGTTGACTAGCCAAAGTTACTGCGTCTTCTCCAAACTTAGCATCAAAAGCGTCTATTATTTTCTTACCTGCTACCTCAACACCTGTGTCTGCGTATTTAATAAGACCCGTAGCGGCTTCTAAATAAGTAGCTGGCTTACGTGCTGCTGCAAAACCACCAGCAATTTCAGCAGGTAAGGCTATAAGAGCACTGTCTGAGCCAGTAGCTTCTGTTGCTACTTCTCCCGCCACAGCCATAGCTAACGCTACTTTAGCTTCAGTAGGTAGAGAAGACTCTGCCAGAGACCTTGTAATGCCTGTCCGCGCTCTTTCTACTCCTGTGAAAGGCTGCCCAGTTTTAGGATTTAGCGCAGCTCCGCTTGCGTCAGGTTTAAAAAAAGCTTTGTTGCCACTTCTTTGCCACTTTACCATTCCACGCCCTAACTTGTTTATTGAAGCACGAGCAACACTAGTAATACCAAGACCAAGAGAAGCGTAAAAACCGCCTTTATCTAAAAATTGTTCAGTTTCAGGATCGTTAACAAAAGTTTTGTTTCTAAATAAATCAGGAACACCTATGTCGTAACCACCTTCCCATTCCATGTCTACGTTTACGTCAGAAGATTCCGCTAAGTTTTCTAAGTTTCTAGCACCCATAGTAGCTAGGTAAGTAGGAACGCGCACAGCCATGCCATATCCAAAACTATAAATAGGCGAAACCATCGCATCTACTACTTCCATTACAGGATTTACAATAGGCGCTGTACGATAGCGTAGCTCTTCTCCTGCTTGCTGTAGTAAACTTTCCTCTGGTCGTGGAGTAACATTAGTGCCTTGTTCAGAAAGAACAGGAACTTCTGGAAAAGACGTAGGCGGCGTTACTCCTCCTTGTAACTCTTCCATTCTTTTTTCGCCAGCTAGTCTTGCAATTATTTCGTTAGGAAATTCAATACCTGTATCAAAAATAACTCCATCGCCGGAAGTTTCGTCATCAAAGATTACATTAGAAGTGTCAAAGATTGCCATTAGTAAATGCCTTTTACAATTAAACCTTGGTTTTCGTAAGCTGCTAAAAATTCTCTAACACTTTTATTGTTAGCTGCGGCAGTCTTATTAATATCATTCCAATTTACATCTTTAGGGCCTTCTCCAGTGACTAAAGTAAATCCTGTAGGTTTATCTTTTACCCAGTATTGAGAAAGATTAGCACCGTCCTGTATTACTTCCATTTTTTTGTATTTAATGCCGCTTCTTTCTGCTGGAACTGTTTTACTTCTTGGGAGTTTAGTTAAATAATCGTCCCACAAGGTAGTGTGATCTAATGGAGTTACTTCAGATAAATAAGAGCGTTGATTAGCAAAAGTATTTTCTTCAATTTGATTTACAGCTGTGTGTAATTTAATTGTTGCCGCTGTTTCATTAAACTGCCAAGGTTGAGTAAACCCCGGTAGTACGTTTTTCTGATATTCTAAATCTTTATCTGTAAATCCTCTGCCTTGTTGCTCCATCATCGGTATAATAGCTTCGTTCTGTAAAGTTTTTAAAATAGCTTGATCTTCAATCTTTTCAGAAAAAGATGTAGGGTAAGAAACACCTGCTAATTCAAACACACCTTGCAAGTTAGCCGATTGATTAGCTAAAAAATTAGAAAGTACCCCTGTGTTAATACCTTTGTCTACTTCGTTTAATATAGCAGTAGATGCTTGTTTGTCTCCTAAAGCTTTTGCAGCTACAGGCTGGGTTATTTCGACATAAGATGCTTGACGTTTTAAATTGCTTTCTTCAACTTTTTGCTGTGGCGTTGGTACAGTACTGACTAGTGAAGCAGGGGGTTTAACGTATGCCCCAGATATTGACTTTCCTTCTAATTCTTTAGCAGTATATTGAGTATTTGTTCCGGGCTTGTAAGGAACACCGTCTCTTAATTCTACACCACCAACAGTTTGGTTTGTTTTAACATCTACAAGACTTGCTTGCTTTCTTTCAGGTTGTTTTGGAATAGCGCCTAAAATTTCAATACCTTTAGTCATCGCTGCTTTGCTGCCTTGTCTAATTGACGAGGCAAGCTGTGGATGTGTGGCATCAAGTCCTTTTGCAATTTCTTCTGCTTGAGAACTTAAAGATACATTAGCTTGTTTTTGTTCCTCTAACTGCTTAACCTTAGCCATAGTCTGAGCAGCACCAGCCAAGTCACCTTGAATCTGCTGAAGTTTAGCAAGTGTTGTTAAGCCATCAACGCTTCCTAAGTCAAGTTTAGACACTGCTTCTTGCATTCTTTCTTGATTAGATGGCGCACCTTGACGAGCAATTCGTCCAAGACCGCTAGCAAGTCCTTGAGCTTGTTGAGCACCAAACATACCAGCAAATCCCGGCGTGCCCGCTATAGGCTGCATAGGTTGTTGAGTACCGCTTATACCTGTTAATAATCCTACTAAATCATTAGCCATTATTTTTAACCTCCAAACCCTAGTTTGCTTAATAAAGTACCGAAAAGCCCGCCTTCAGTGCCTAACTGAACACCCAACTCAGCAGCTCTTAGTTTATCAGCAGTAGAAGTTTGTTGTCCAAGTAATCCTTGAAGCAACGCAGATTGTTGTCCAAGCCTCAATTGATTAGCAAGTTGTTCAGCTTGTAATCTACTTTCAAGTCCACCCAGCTCTGCTTGAGTACCAAACTGAGTACCTGCTCTACGACCAATGTCAGCAAAACCTGCTGGAATCTGTGATGCAGAAAGCATAGACAACGCTTGTTGTTGTGGCTGATAAGAAGCACCCATCAATCCGGTAGCACCTTCCAGAGCTTGTTGTTGTTCTGCTAGAGCTTGCTGACGAGCACCTAAGCTAGCTCTACCCATAGCTTCTTGACGAGCAGTTTCTTGTGCAAGCAACTCAGGTGAAGAACCACCGTAAGCAGCAGAAGAAATGCCCATACGACCTTGAGAAAGCATACGCTCTTCCAGAGCCAGACGCTGACGTTCCTCTTCAGGCATCTGTGTAGCTCTTATTTGCTCGTATATGGACTGTTGCTGTGCTGCTGGGTCTAGCCCTACCTGTCCAAATAAACCCGCTGCTTGGCCCTGTAATTGCTGTTGTAGAGCCTGTTGCTCAGGAGAGAGCTGAATACCAAAGCCTCCCTCTGGAGTAGTGCTAACACCACCCAGCGTGCTTGTAACGGTATACGGTTTAAACTGAGTACCTTCACGAGCCTGTTGAGCAAGAGCTGCCATGCCCTCCTGAGCTTGTCTACCTACTTGTCGGACATCTTGGATGTTTTCTTGGCCTAAATAATATTGACCACCTGTTCTAAAAAGATCACTAAGACCTCCTCCAGTAAGGTAGTCCATGAAGCTACCAGTACCGCCAGTGGCTGAAGACATTGGTTGACCGGTAATTCCCTGAGTTAAAGAGTTAATAGTTGATCCTATGTTATTAATACCGCCGCCAATAGGCTGGTTAGCATAAGGATTAGCAGAACCTGTAGCCGCTGCTGCAATAGCGGGGTCGATAATAGCCATTAGTAAGAGCCTCCAGTAATTGTACCAGCCGTTAGTGTACCTGTGACATTCACGGTAGCGGCTGTAACAGTACCTGTGAAGGTTGGGTTTGCTTTGTCTGCTTTAGTAGCGCTGGCAGTAGCAATGTTATCAAATTCACTATTAATTTCTGTTCCTTTAACAATTTTAGCTGGGTCACCAGAAGGAAGAGAATCCTTAGAAGCAAAGTTGGTTGTCTTTATGTAATTCGACATTAGATAAGTCTCCCTAATAGAGCGTGTATGTCAATTTTTTGAATGGAAAAAGAAGAGTCATTAATCTCAGCTTCGATACCGATAGTAACTACTTCGCCGTTGCCGCTGGTGTTAACGCGAGGAGTGTTGATTAAAACAGCAGCTACATATTCAGCATCTGTGTTATACTCGCTAATACCATATTCTGCTAAGCTACTAGAACCAAACAAGAAAGTTTGTTTAGTAAAAGCAGAAGTATAATCGTAACCCCAGTTTAATGTGGCAGGTGTGTTCTGCCCGCCAATAATAGTAATGTTGAACTTCTTTAAGAACTTTAAATTAGATGCGTTACCAAAATCCATTGGGTTACTGAAATAACGCATTTGATATTTAATTGTTCCATCTATGTATCCTTGGTGTTCAACAATACCACTAGATATACCAAATAATATAGTACCATCTTCTCGCCTTGTCATAGACAACGGGTTTAATGCAGACCACGTTGTAACTCTGTGTGATCCATCTTCTAAAGGAGTCCTCATATCAAAACAGTAAACAATAGAACTATTAGGAAGTGTTAGTAAATAGAAAGCTTCTTCAGGACTGTATAGCGATTTAATAGGATATGTTTGATCAGGCAACAAAGAAATTAAATCATTACGAACATTCTTGCTAATGTCACGCATTGGCATAGACTTTTCTTGAATGATTCGCATTAAACTTCTAACGCCTGTGTCAGAGAGGAAAAGCAAATCTGTTCCTGTATTCTGCACAGAGTCTCTGGCAACACAACCTATACCAACAATTGTATCTGACAACTGCATAGTAGCTGGTGAGCTAGCCCCTGAGTATACAAGAATAGTACGACGACCAAAGATGATTAAGAAGTCGTTGTGTGACGCTAGTGCTACAACGTCATCGTTATTGTTGGGCCATACAGTTGTTAGATTAATGCTGCCTGATGAGCCTCCGTTAAACTGAACACCAAGCA